TGAGCAGATAGTACGCTGTGGGCTGAACAACAGCCTGTACCCCAGCGTATGAGTTTGCCGCCATGATGGAACGCACCTGAGCCTGGGTTAGAATGGTGCCTTTCCACACACCCGCGTTACAAATATTGCCGTGGAAGGTGCGGTCTCCCGCTGAGTTGCTGCCCAATATTTTGTCAGCGTTGTCGGCGTTGATCGGTGCAACGGGCTTAGTGGATTCTGTGACAGCGAGAGATTGTCCGTTGACGTAAAGCACTGGATCGTTCTCGATGCTTGCGCCATTGTAGGTAAGAGCGAGGTGGTTCCAGACTCCGACAGCCATTGAAGCCGCTGGGCCTACCCACTCCCCGTTCGTGCCAGAATTGTGGTCAAACCTGACCTGAACATTTCCGCCCGATTCACCTAGGACAAAAAGTTTCCAACCACCTGATTCAAAGATTCGACCGTAGTTCCCTTCACCGTCACTGGCTACTTTAACCCAGAAAGAGATTGACCCACCCGCCCCAAAGAGCGCATCGATTCCAGCCGCTGCCGAAATTGTAACCTTCCCCGCGTCTCCATCAAAATAGCACGACCCGCTTGAGGTGTAGGTGGGCGTACTGTCGAGGCGAAGGTCCACGTCGAGACCGGTCTTCGGGTATACATGTCCGATGTCTACCGGGATCATGACATATCCTGACCGAGAACGTGAGCGTAATAGACGGTGCTTGAGCCATCATTGACCGCCTCAATAGCCACTCGGTCAATGTCGTTTGCCCCAGTGCTCAGAACACACGCAACACCTCCGGCCCATTTGAGAGCCGCCGGCCAAGACATTGTGCGGTTACCAGTCCCGTCTTGGACGATATCGATTGTTACCGTTTTTGACTCATCTGCGGCAGGCCCGTTCGAGTAGGTAATGCCGGTTTGGTTGCCTGTTAGCGTAATCCGCTGGTGAGACCCGGCGTCAAAGTCCAAAGCCATGGAACCCGCACTCGATGAGCTTGTAGCGTAGGTGCCTTGGCCGGTTGTCCCGCCGCCGCCGGCTCCACCCACTTCTTTAATATCTGCCACGGTGGGCTCCTTTTAATAGCTTACGCCTTCGAGCTCTACCGTGAGACTTGAACCGCTGTCACTGGTCCAGGTCACTTTGATCTGAGGTAGAGAGTAGTCGAAATCTGTTACGGTGGTGGTGGTGGCGCTTACCGTCGTCGTATCCAAAAGCCGCTCTGCACCATCAGGGGTTACCCAGTAAGTCTTCATGGTACCCGCTGCCGACGCGTAACAGAATAAGACAAGACCGCGCTGGCCTTGGCTAGAACGGTAGACGTTAAACGCTGTTTGCTCTGCAGCAGTCGCCACGGTGGCGGAATAGTGAGCGCCTTTTTCTCTGATCGTTGCCATTAGATTTGACCTCCAATTGAGATCATGACTCCACTCTAAATCTTGGTGAAGCGTTTTCTAAATCATTGTTAGGATACGAGCCGAGCTCCCCAAGTCGTCCGGTTTGCGTCTCCGTAGACTAAGATACTGTTGGTTGACTCGTAGACCGTGAGCATCAAAGTTTCACCCGCTAGCAGTGGCAGAGCTGGGAAATTCCTGGAGACTTCTATGGTCTCACCCGCTGCCATATCCCGGTTGACGTCAGAGCCTAAAATGGTTCCGTTGGGAGTAGAGCTCGATACGCTGGTGGTATTTTTTGAAAGATAGACCGCCACCGCTTTAGACCCTGATCCGTGATTGCCGTATAGCGCTATCGAGTACGCCACCTGATAGATCCCAGAGACGGGCGCCTCAAATTTGTTAGAGCCAAAGTTTGCCCCGTAATCAAAGGTGTTGGCGTGAGACTCGGAAAAAGTCACGGTGTCCAGCGTTGCGGTTACCGTCTGATTCGAGCCGTTTTTGTTTACGTGGAACGCCGGAGACGACAAAGAGAACTTGATATCATCAAAGAGAGCATTCACGCCGGTGGCCCGCGAGAAACCTACTCGAGCATAGACCGCGGTGGATGGTGCTTTGGCGTACTCGTCTACCAACTCATAGGTGTCCGCGGTTCCCACTGCAGCGTCTTTGACGGTGGTGGTTGATACCGCTGTTTTGTTCTTATCGTACCAGTAGACATAGGACCGCAGATTATAAGAGGTAGAGTGGCCGCGTTGGTAGTAGGAGAGCCGGTAGACTTGGTTCTCCTCCACCGAGTGAAACTCCGAGCGGATATCGGTGGCCACTGCAGTGGTGGGAATTGAAAGCGAGTAGGCCCCAAACTTGGTGGTCTCAGACCGTGCCGCGTCCGTGTCCCATGTTCCAGTCAAGAGCTCCCACTTTGCCGGTGGTTGAGCGGAGCCGTAGGGCCACCGGAGAAAGTCACCATTCCAGACTCCACGCGGACCGGGGGTCATTGTCTCGGTGTCTAGCTGCAGGGGACCGATCGGAGCTCGCGTCCGTAGGTCTCTCACCGCAGTGACCGAAGATCCATCCGTGACCGCGCATCCTAAAAGGGCACGGTGGGGGCTCATGTTTGGTCGCGCTGCGGTATTGGCAACGGATTGAATTGAGATCCCACCGTTTACTACGTCAACGGAAATATAAGAATCTTTAGAAGCCGGGAGACTTAGAGTTTTCTGAGCTTGCATAGTCTCACCGGTCAGTCCGTTTGTTGCGGTTCCGGGGTCTAGTGTGATTGATAGTCCGGAAGCCGCAGCAATTCCGAAACCACGAGCCACCGACATTTGCCCGGTTTGACCTTCGGAGCTCGCAAGGTTGAAACGGTTGGGAGCTTCTATCATTTCCGGACGGTCTATAAATCCGTAGGTGACGGTGGGAGCGCTCTGGGTATGCTTCTCACAAAGAGTCCAAGAGATCCGCATTCCCACAAAGTCCGCCTCTTTGGAGATGACTTCCCATTCTTCGTCTTCATAACCGGAAGTACCATAGGTGACGGGGTAAGACTTAGACTGATCGGAGAGATCTAGGACCACCGTGTCCCCGATCTGGATGTTCCACTGTTTTAGACTGGTGGTGACTTTCACCATTCTGCAGCCGTTAGAGAACCGGTGGAGTACAATGTCAGAATAGTGCTTGGCCATCGTTACATCGACAACGCCACCAGTCTGGGCTTGATCGCTTGGATTGTGTGGTACGTCGTCCGTACCGAGCTGGCCGCGGTGGGTAATGGTAAAGGTGGTTTCGTCCGTGTAGTTGGCATCAAACGGATCCTCTAAGCCATTAAAGACCGTTTCAACGTAGTGCGTATTTTGATCCGCGCTCGCCGCGTTGCATTTTACAACCTCAGAGCCAACCTTGAAATATGCGAGCCGGTCCGCGCTCAAACCGGCATAACGCCCCTGAGTGAAGGTGAGACTTTGCGCTCCGTTGTCCGTGGCATTGTGGGAGAGCTCAAAGCTTGTGACCTGTCCCCGCACGTTAACGCTTGCGACATATGCATTGGTGGGGATCCCTGTGCCGGTGACAAATTGCCCAACGTCAATGTGAGTGTCCGCCGTGGTCGTTATTGTGGCGTCCCCGCTTGTAATGGTGCACGTTTTAACCTTGTTGAGAATGTCTCGAGTGCCTGCCATGCCGTGGCTGGTGAATACCTGGAGAATTGCTCCGGTGGACGTAGCGGGAAAGAGATCAGAGAGTGCAGGTTGGTGGTCAAGTATTGGCCAGTTCAGAGCCACCGCCCGGATATGCTTACTCTCTCCGGGGTATGCATACGCGGATTGAGAAGCCGCGTCTTTGGCGGTCATTGTATACTCTATTTTGGCCTCTCCGAGCGTGACCCCTGGTCCGTGTTTGATGTCCACTTGATTGACCATACCCGTGTACTGGGAGGTCATGGCGAGCCCATCGATATCGTCTACCGTCCACGTTGCATTCACAGACGCCGCGGAATCGTATTTGACGAATTTGATTTGGCCGCTTTCGTCTTGGAATATCGCGCCGTAACACATTTGAGCGATCTGGCCGAGCGTGTCCAAGACGTCGAGAGAGTCGCCTTCGGTGACTTCGTGCTGCGAATAGCCGTAATGAGCTCCACCGTTAAATTGCCCCGGAAACTGAGCCGCAGGATTATCCAGGCTCCGCCTTAAGCTCATATTAAAATGGCCTATGTCGGTATAGGTGCCGGGAAAAAACGATGAGTCATTTATCTGAGCGGACGGGGCTTGGCCCTCAAGTAGGAGCATATGGGCCGCGGTTAACGGATGTTCATTAAACCACCGCCCATAAAACGGTTTGAACTTTAGGAGATTGATATGGTCAATGCACTTGAACTGAAAAGACCCCTCAACCGGTAGAACCTCGGTGATCACGCCTCGAAAGACCGGGGCCCAATCGGAATGAGTAGTCATGTCCGAAGTGCCAAGGAAAATATTGACGCTTTTTCCGCGGAGCTTTGTTCCTGAGACTAGGGTTTCCGTGAACCCGTCTTGGAGTAGAACAAACTCAACATCAGATCGGGTGGTGCTCCGTTTTACTGGGTCCAGTCCGCTAGAGATAACCGAGACACTGGACACCACTGGAAACAAGGTCTTTGCACCCGTCACAGAGCCCGTGAAAGGGTTGTAGACACCGCTGAAGGATAGCACCTCATCACCGGTGCAAAAGTCCGCCAGCGTGTCACCTGTGGCCGTCTGGATCGATACCGTAAGGATGGGACGGACGGTCCCGCTCTCAAACGCCGTGACAAAGGAGCTCGATAGAGTGAGAGCCATTTACTCGGTGTCCTTGAACGGGGCTTGCTCTATCATGTCGAGATTGAACCGCCGCGCCGCCGGGAGCTCTAATCCGAAGTCGAGCTCACCGGTTGAGTGGTGCATAACGTAAACATTCGCCGGTGTTCCTGGATCTGGAATCCAAAGAAAGGGCCGGTTTCCATAGTCCGCTTCGCTCCAGAAAGTATTGATCGAAGTTATGTCCGCGCTCTGGTCTATGAGCATGGACCCAGAGAAAACCCGTTGCCCTTTGCTCATCTGGTGGCGAGTACGGACGCCCGAGCGAGATGCAAAGTCAATAAAATCCGCCCGGTGGTGTTGGTCTCCTAATGGTCCGTCAAATTGGTAAGGAAGGTGGCGCCGCCGCCCGATCCAGAGCTCCCCAATCTGGGGAGTAAAGGTGGACCCCTTGGTCAGTTTGAGTCTTACATGAGAGTGACCGGAATGGCGCTCCGCCACACCAGCCCCCGCGAGAACTATAGAGCTCAACCGAGCGTTGGAGCTACCGGGGGACCAAGTGGACAAAGTGGTGGTGGATGAGTACGATCCATTGTTGTTGTCGTCTAGCTCAAGCGTGACCGTCAACCCGCCAATGGTTCCAAAGTTGTGTCCGAGGATTGCCACCGCGTCAAAGTCTTGGGCCGTGTTCATGTTGACCACGTAGTACCAAGTGGTTTTTGCTGAGCTGGTGGTGGTGTACAAGTGGTGAAACTGGTCATGGGCATACGTCGCCGGATACGAAGCATGATCCAGAGCTCCGTCCGAACTCGTCCCCGCATCATTCCACCGGACCGCCGCATCATCTAGAACGTTGGACGCGATGAGCATAGGTTTCTGATCTGTGACCAGTGCGAGCTCCGCCGCGCTTAAGTCTGTTGAGCTTGGCATTAGAAAGCCCCTCGATTTTGGAGACGCCGGAGACTAGGGACCACCCGGTCCCGGACAAACTTGTCCAGCTCTGCCGGAGACCGCGGAATAAATTGTTGTTCATTGATGTTCACTACGAGAGCTCCAGTCCCCGAGCTCGACCGCACAACCCCGCCCTGATTAAATCCGATGCCTCGAGTACTCTGGCCGCCTAGTCTTAGGATCTCTTGGGTAAGGTCTCGAGGTATAATCATTTCTCCTGGGGTGGCCAGAATCGGCACAACATCCCGGTTGACGTTGGGGCCGCCAACAATACCACCGCGGTTCATTTTCTCTGGAACGTCCGCCATTAGAGCTTTGACGAAACCGCCCGCGGTGGCCGCCGCCGCCGCGCCTATCGCGTACCCTGCAAAGGGGATAAACTGGTGGGCCGCGAAAGCATTAACCATAGACTTGACCGCCGCCGCGCTGATTGCTGCCACCGTCATGTCCACAAGCATATTCACAAAAACTTTACCCATGGCTTTGACGCCTTCAGTGAACGCGTCTTGGTCTTCCGTAGCGTTGGCCATAGCCTCACCCATCGCGTTACCCGCTGCCGATAAAACAGTGACAAGACCTTCGGCAATAGCTTTGTATTCGTCTCGGAGCTCTTGCCCTAGAGACTTACCCATCCCCTTGACTTTGGAAAAAACCACATCAACCTTGTCCGCTGTCTCCTCCACCGCCTTGGACGTTTCTTTCATTGCGTCTTTGCCCGCTGTGCCAATGTTCGCGGTTTCTACCACCGCCTTTTTTACCGCCGGAACGTAGGTGGTGTTTACGGTAACCGCCGCGTCTTGAGCATTGGCGATCATGTCTTTGAATGCTTGGATCTGCTCTTGGGTCTTGAGCTCTGCCTCCGCCATTGCCAGGCCTGTGGCGTCCGCGGATGCCGCGAACTTTTGGCCCATCTGCTCCGCCTTCATGGCCAGATCGTCATTGATGAAACTGGCAAGGAAAGCGAATTTATCTAGAGCTCCACCCACAACCGAATTCACGATAAAATCAAAACCGCGGAAAAAGTTGCCGATCCGGAGTCCGATTCCCAGAAAGACCTCTCCCACCATTCTCCCCATTTCTAGGAACGTGGCCACCATGGCTCCCGCGTCCTCCTTGTTCATTCGGAAGCCACCGGACATTTTAGCGGTTCCATCTAGGATGGAATTGAAAGCGGGGATCATAGCGCTTGAGATGGTGTTAGACGTCCCGACAAAGGATCCCTTTAGCCGGGTTAAATTATCGTTGAATACCTCAGAATCACGCGCCGCCTTGGTCCCTATAACGTTCCCGAGCTCTGCCGCCTCATCCGTAAGTTGAGTGATCCCCTCAGATCCAGCGTTTAAAAACTGGACCATCCGAGTCCCAGACTCTTCGAACATATCGATCGCTAGTGCTGACTTTTGGGCCCCGTTGGGCATTTCCTTAAACTTGTCCGCAACCTCAAGCATGACTTGGTTAACGTCTTTTAGTGACCCGTCCGCATTGGTGGCGCTCACTCCAACCCGCTCAAATTTCTTGGCCGCCTCTCCAGAGCCCGCCGCCGCATCACGGATCAGCTTGTTCAGTTTTGTGACCGCTGGTTTCATTTCCTCCATGGAAGTCCCAGAGATCTGCAGTGCGTGATCAAGTGCCGTGTATTGCTCGACACTGATCCCCATCCGCTCCGCGTCTTTGATCGCCGCGTCTGCGTTGGCTGCAAACTTGACCGCCATCGCACCCAAAGCGAGACCAGCCCCACCGATAGCCGCGCCAACCGCTAGAAAGCTTTTCTTGGCCGCTGCGCCATAGTCCGCGGTTTCCACCGCGAGATCTTCCGTCACTTCGAGCTGTTTTTGTAGCTCCGGTGGGATCTCTTCGTTTGCTTTGAGGTAAAGTTTGGCCTCTCTCTTGGCGAGCTCAAAAGATTCTTTCTGCTGGATAGTCGCTAAAGCGACCTCATCACCAGCCGCGGCTAGTTTCTCCATTTCAAACTTAAGTTTCTGATTTACCGGGAGAGCTCTCTGGCGTTCAAGCCTTGCCGCGTTGGCAGACTTCGCCATCTTCTCATCACCACCGGCAATTTTATTCTGGGCTTTTTCGAGCTCGTCGGCAATCTTGCCAGCTTGGACGGAGGCCTGATCCTTGATCTTGGCCTCAACAATTAGTTCACCTTTGCGACTCATTGAACGCCCCTAACTTGGTGATTTCTTGGTCAATGAGCTCCACGCCATCGACCCACCATCCCGGTTGATCCAGCATCCCGCCCGGACGGGGTAGCTGGTGGTGCTTTGTGGCCCACTTCCAGTCTTTGACTAGATCAATGGCCCATCGTCCGTCCGTCTGCATCCAGCTCTTTGGGCACCTATCGAACCGCGCTCCATTGGCCGTTACATACACGAAGCCGTGGCTTCGTACTCCGTCACAATTTCGCGGGATGTGCTCACCGAGCCGGACACATTGTCCACAATCCCATCTTGGCGATGGGTCGTTTCCGTGGAGAAGTCGGACCGCTCGTCTGAGTGCTTTTTTTCGTCTTTGTCCAAGCTCGAGGCCATAAACACCTCTAGTGCCACTTCTGCCAGGATCTCAGACTCACCGTGATCCGCGAGTTGATCCCCGTTGGTAATATCAACGCCGCGCATAGAGTAATTAGAAACCTTGGTCACATGACGTCTAACGGTCTCCGTCTGCCACGCCACCATCACTGAGACGTCCGCGTTTAACTTTACTTGGTCGCCCTGCATTTCATGCTGGAGCGCCACAAGCTTCCGTTTCTCACCCTCGGTTGGATCCTTGATCCAGACCGTCACCGGTTCCGGATCCTCTTGATTGTCAAAACTGGATGGGACGAACTCCCGAACCTCGTTAGGTTTGGGCCCCAAGACTTTCCGCGCCATTGTTTTTCCTTATGTAAAATCTAAAGTGATCTCGTCACCGTTTGCCGCGCTTCGTAGAGCTGTAAAAGCAAAGTTGATTACTGCTTCTTCTGATTCTGGGATCTCAATTGGAGAGACCTCAACTCGAGCTTTAGGAATGTTAACCACTGCTCTTTTCTTGGTGGTGTCCTCTCCAGCTCGTGCCGAAATTGCCATTGTGTCACCGTCGAACGCGCCACCCCAAAACCTCATTACACCCTCATCGGAGTCCACGTCCTCCGCTAGTGCATAGGTGGAGATCTCTCCGGTGACTTCCCGATCACCAAGTACAAGGTGAGTAGGGACGGTGGAGTTTGCTTCTTCCAGTCCCTTGATCCCGGTCTTGATTGAACACTTGAACGAGATAAAGCCCGCGGTTTTTGAGTTCATGGTCAGACCAGAACCCGCGCCGCTGATCGGGACGTTGGTGGCGGTGAATGTCTGCGCCAAGATGTGGAACGCCTCAATTGTTGAGTTGTCCGTAATCTCTTCAGTGGCTCCCGGAGAAATTACAAAGGTGTTAGCGCTCTTATCGACGCTGGTGATTCTATAACCCGCCTCGCTGCCGGGGCTTCCGTTCGCCTCAATCGTTCCCGCCTCGTTAAACTGGATAAAGGAGTCCGCTTTGAACTTGTCAATGTGGCCCGCGTCCACTGTGACCGTGGTTCCAGAGCTCGAAATGGTCCCCGCTGTATATGCGGATGACGCATAGGTGTGAGTGGCGAAACCGCCAGAGAAGGAGATGGTGGGAATGTCCCGAGAGATCTCAATATCTACCTGTTCAACCCAGCACCCCATGATCCGCTCATACAAACCGGGGCCCGCCGTTCTTACGAACTGCAAAGAGAGAGGAGTGGTTTTCTCAGTACCGCTTGAACCCACAAGATAGGATCGATCGGTGCTGTTGTTGGTGTAACCAAAAGCCGCCTCAAGTATTTCAGAGATGTCCGGGGCATTGGTGACCGTGCCACCTTCCGGGGCTAGATACGCCTTAGCGCTCCAGGTACCGCCAGCCGCTCCCGCTACTTCATTAGTCAATGAAGCCGTGCCGCGTCTCTCTCTCGATTTGAGAAACTCTTTTTTGGGTTGGATACTGAGCTCGATAAGTGGGACCGCATCCGCCGCCGCTACCGCTGTATAGCTGTTGTAACCGTCCGCCGCTTCTTTAGTGACCCAAAACTTTTGCTGAATGCCTGTTGGTATGTGCTGAAATGCCGCCATGGATCAATCCTCCTGATCTTCGGTTTCTTCTGGTTCGTCTTGCTGTGGTTCTTCGTCAGCGACTACCCACCCATCCGCTAGATAGGAGGGGAGAGCCGCGTCTGAGACTTCGATCGAGTAGTCCGCCGGGACCAAGTGCCCACCGTGCCAGACGTCTCGAGTTGGTTTAATGCTCGCCATTGGTCACCCCTGATAAACGTGGACCTCTACCCCTTGGGTATAGATGTATCGTGTTGTGGACGTGTCACCCCGCGCCATTGCGGACGATCCGTCTGTTGGTATTGCTGCGATCACCTTGCTCGAGAGGGTAGAGTCCACTCGAATGGTATCAATCACCGCGGTGATATAACGCCTCATAAACTGCTCTGCATTGGACAGGTTCGCGTCTGAAATGAAACAAACCGAGACCGTGCAATCCACCACGATCAAGCGTTGCCGTTCGTTGATAAAAGACCAGCCTTCGTCAAAGACTTCGACAAGTGGAGACCGGTTATCAAACGGAGCTCTATGCGAGAGAACCTCAACCGGGTCCGTCAACGCGTTGGTGCTCAAGCTCTGGGCGCTCTCCACCGCCCGGAGATAGGTGGCCAAATTAGAGTTGAGATAGTTTCTCAAACTCGTGACCGCCAAGTCTATGTGCTTTTCACCTGCCACGCGCTAATCCCCACATTTTCCGATACACCTTATCGATTATCTCGTCCTGGTAGTCCGCCAGCATTTCCTCAATAAGCAGAAAATAGGGGTCGTTCTCCATCACATCGTTATTAAAGAGAAGTGGACGCGGTGGGATTGGTGTTCGCTTGTTTGCTCGCCCGGTGGCGCTTCCAGCTCCGCGCCCCTTTTTCCGTCCAAACTGAAACGTCCGCGCATAGGGCAGGTCCCTCACACCAAAACGAAGTCTAGTCTTAGTCAATCTGATAGTGGCTTGCGCTGGATTCCCAAGAGTCTGAATTAGCTTACCGGATGCAACACCCGCCGCACGTCCGCCTTTTCTGCGTCCGTATCGCTTTGATAGTGGCTTCCACTTGGTACCGTCTGGGGCTTGTCCCGCTCTTACGTTTTTCCGGATATGGTCCGAGAGCTCTATAGCTATTCTCTTGAAAGCGGGTTTATATCCCTGGAGCCCTTTTTCCGCGTCCCGAAATGCTAAGACAACCGGGGCCATCTTATGCTCGAAACCCATATTCCAAACGCCGTTTGGATTGCTAGGCATTAGAACCCCTCCGACGTTGTAAACTTGGGTTTAAAGTCACCGCCGGAGACGGTCTTAGAATCATCATTGTCCGTCTGGTACCCGCGGAGAGTCCGAGCTGCTGAAGACCCAGAACCACCCGCCAACATGGCGGAGTACTTCATAGGATTGCGGACGATATCGTTCGCGGTTTCATAAAACCGATCGAGCTGGTCGATCCCCGCGTCGTTGTCACCGTCACCACCCGCCGCCGCTAGAGCGATCCGTGTTTGACCTACTGCATAATCAAGAACGTATGAACGCATGATCTTGATCCCGTCAGCCCCAGAGATTGGGGTTGAGACCTCTACCGCGTTCAAAAGTCCGTGTAGCATTGCCTCCGCCTCATCGATCCACTCGTCGATCTGAGACGTGGACGGGGAGCTCGAACCGCTAAACGTGCGGTATGGGAGCCGAGCCGCCACTTGGGCATTGCTGCAATAAGTACCCACCGATCAATCCTCGCTTGCTACCGGTTCCGCTTCCGGTTCCGGTGCCTTTTTCTTAGGTGGACGACCCCGCCGCCGTTTAGCGGGTTTCGCTGCTGGTGGTGGTGACTCGCTTACCACTGCAGCCGGGGCCGGTGTGATCGTGATCTCTGGTGCGATCTCGATCTCGAGAGTTGTATCAATCTCGATAAAGTCGGGGACCTCTGAGAAACCTTTAAAGGTGACCCATTCGTCCGCGGTGACGCGTTGCATCTCGCCGCCTTTGCCGTCTCGTATCTTGACCGGTCTCTGTCGCTCTTTGAGCTTTAGTTTGAAAATCATACTATCCCCAAAACGGGACGCCCGATCCTTGGGGTTGACCGGACGTCCCTGTCTTGCCGCTACTGCTGGCCCGACGTATTAGTTGACCGTCTTAATTGCACTTTGCCAAAATGCGTACCCGACTCCGTACCGTGCACGAACGCCGTACATGTACACTTCCTTGAGAAAGCTGCTCTCGGTGTTTGACTCAAGAGCCGAAAACTCAATGGGTGATCGCTGCTGGAAAATCAGACCACGCGCTAGATTGTCAGTTCTAAGAACGTACCAATCATCAGCGTCAGTAAGACGTGGTGAGATCACCAAGTCCGCCATGCCGCTTTGCATGTTGTCAGTTTGAGAAATGACGCCAGCCCCGAGAACTTCCCGAAAGTTTTTCTCAAGTGCCGGTGGTGCCACAACCGTCAACGCCAAGTTTCCATCACCGTGGAAGGGCTCGCCCGCCTCGTCTAGGAAATTAAGCATTGATGCCTTCGCTGCTGCCAAGTCCGTGGCTAGGCCTGCGGTAGTGGTAGCTGATCCAGCCAAGAGATTATCTTGAGCTCCGGAGTCACCCCGCGCTGTATGGCTGTTGGCGAAAAACGCCGCGCCATCATAACCCGTGTTTGTGGTTCCGTTGATCAAAGCGTTGATCACCAGCTTATTGACGTGAGCCGAAGCAGTCTGAGCCATCTGCTGGATACGTCGCCGGATTGATCCGGTTTGGTTGTCCTCTAGATGGTTCCGGCTAATTGAGACCGTGCTCTCGTAAGTGGTATTCTCAAGCTCGTAGCCAGTGCTCGAAAGTGGCGTGATCTTACGCTCACCTACGAGCTCCGCCATCTGGGGAGCTTGTCCAAGCCACTCGTATTTCTCTTTGTCAGACGCCGAAGATTCGACGAAACAAAGACGATCCGCGAGTGTAGACTCTGCTGAGAAGTTTTGGAGAAAGAGAGTTTTAAGCCCTTTTTCCAAGCTTGTTGCGCTGTAAAGTAAACTCATTTTCTAATCTCCTTATGCTACGATGGTATCAGGACCGATTCGGACCCAACCCTCTGAGGCGCCAACGTATTCAATAAGACGTCCAGCTACGGGAGCATTGGACGCCTGAGTCTCATCAATGGTTTGATCATCGTCTGCATAGACAATCGCTCCTACGTCCTCTTGCTCAAGAGTGTCCCCAGCGAAATTGAATTCACCTTCTAGAACCTCTACCCAGTAAGAACCGGATCCGGCGCTAGTAATGTCTTTAACCGCTACGCCCACGACGGCTTTGTTACCTGAAGCCGCAGCCGCTGGGATTGCCAAACCTGCTGAGTTTAGGCACACCATCCCGCCTTGATAGCAGGTGGTAGAAGCCGCCATGAGATACTTGACCTTACGTCCAACACCCCGTGATTTTGTCATGCGTGACGCGCTTAGAGCTGTCATCTTAGTGTACCCCCTTCACTGGTTCACCATTGTGAGACAACGCGTCCCACTGTCCGTTTTTAATAAATTCATTCGGTTCTAGTCCGAGAAGCTTGCAGACTGCGTGATCCGAGTCTGAGAGCTCTGCTCGATTGTCCGCCGCTGGTGCTACGGTTTGAGCTTCCGGACGAACTTGGCTAGGCAATGCCTCCAAGAATTCCTTGAGCTGACCAACGTTGTCCCCGCACGCTTCCGCAAATCCTTCGATCTGCTTCGCCATTGCTGGAACCACTCGACCGTCCGCAATTGCCGCGTTGATGAGATCCGCTTTCTGGCTCTCTCTAAACGCAATTAATGCAACCTTGGCCGTCTGGGCTTCCGCCTTGTATGCCTCGAGCTCTGCTTTCACAGACTCGAGCTCCTCCACCAACGCAGCGTTGGCGCTTCCAATGTCATCACCATCCATGGTGAGATCCTCCTGATCCGCTTCCGCGGGTTCTATGGATGCAACGCCAACCGTTGATCCGTTTACTTCGTCAATGAGTCCAAGCCGCTCCGCATCCGCTGCAAACCAAGCTTGGCCGGTGGCCAGTTTGCCCGCTTGCTCTCTCGTCATGCCGCGCCCGATTGCTACCGAGTCGATAAACATGTCCGCCACTTGGTTGATCAGTCTTTGCTCTTCTGCGAGCTCTGCCGCAGAGATTGGAGCTCCAGGAGTCCCGGTCCCTTTGTGCTCACCAGAGCGGACCAAGTGGACTTCCAGTCCTTCGTCTCGGTACGCCTTGGAACTGTCAATCATCACCCGGTAAACGCCGATCGAACCGATCAACGCGGATGGGTTCGCCACCACATGATCCGCTTGAGCTCCAAGCCAATAGGCCGCACTTGCCGCGATATCGGAAATGACTGAGGTGGTGGGCTTGTGTGACGTTGCGATAAGGTCCGCGAGCTCCTGAACACCCGAGACCGTCCCGCCTGGAGAGTCTACGTAGAACTCAATTTCAGAGACCGTGTCGTCTGAGAGAGCTGTCTCTAGTGCTAGCGCCGTCTCTGTGGTGCTTGTCGCTTGCATACCAAGCCAACGCATTACGTTGGGTACCTGCTTTAGGATAACCCCTTGGATTGGAATTTGGGCCACTCCATCAACAACGGAGTAGAGCTCGATGTCTGTGGTGGTGGTGCCATACATTCCCGCGTGAAATTCTTGATCGGTCTGTGCGCCATAGAGGTCCCGTGCAAATTGCTCGAGCTCTCTTGGGTCCATTGCCCAAAGTCCGCTCCATAGTCCGGAGAGTGCTGCTCTAATCCCCATCTGTCTGTACCTCCGGTTCGTCTGCTGTTGGGTTTCCGTTTTCTGCGAAAGGTGAATCGGGGCCGCGGGTATATTGCCGGGCCGTTGCTGGGTCCGCTTTAGGAAGCCGGAGAACTTGCCGCGTAAAATTTTCCAGTACTTCGTCCGGTACGATGACCCCGGTTTGACTCAGTGAGTTGATCACCGGGAGGATCTT